ATGACTAAGAAAAAAGCCCACAAACCTGGATCAGCCACCATTGCGCTGAATAAACGCGCCCGTCACGAATACTTTATCGAAGATGAATACGAGGCTGGTCTCGCCCTGCAGGGCTGGGAGGTCAAATCCCTGCGTGCAGGCAAAGCCAACATCGGCGATAGCTATGTCATCCTGAAGGATGGCGAGGCCTTCCTGTTCGGCGCCAACTTTACGCCTATGGCCGTGGCTTCCACCCACTATGTCTGCGACCCGACGCGCACCCGTAAGCTGCTGCTCAACCAGCGCGAACTCGACACGCTGTACGGCCGCATTAACCGCGAAGGTTACACCGTCGTCGCCCTGTCGCTGTACTGGAAGAACGCCTGGTGCAAAGTGAAAATCGGCGTCGCCAAAGGTAAGAAACAGCACGACAAGCGTACCGACCTGAAAGATCGTGAATGGGCGCTGGATAAGGCGCGTATTATGAAGCACGCCGGACGTTAATTTCCCCTCCCCGAGGGCCAGCTCTCGCTGGCCCTTACGCTATATCCTTGTTGATGCTGCTTTTTCGTCCACCCTGCTGAAATAATCCTGCGTGATGGGGCTGGTAACGACATTCACAAATCTGTTATACTTGACCTACACATTGGGGCTGATTCTGGATTCGACGGGATTTGCGAAACCCAAGGTGCATGCCGAGGGGCGGTTGGCCTCGTAAAAAGCCGCAAAAAATAGTCGCAAACGACGAAAACTACGCTTTAGCAGCTTAATAACCTGCTCTGAGCCCTCTCTCCCTAGCTTCCGCTCTTAAGACGGGGATCAAAGAGAGGTCAAACCCAAAAGAGATCGCGTGGATGCCCTGCCTGGGGTTGAAGCGTTAAATCTAATCAGGCTAGTTTGTTAGTGGCGTGTCTGTCCGCAGCTGGCAAGCGAATGTAAAGACTGACTAAGCATGTAGTGCCGAGGATGTAGGAATTTCGGACGCGGGTTCAACTCCCGCCAGCTCCACCACTTTAGATAGGACTGCAACCAGACAGTGATAGTTAAAACAGTCACTTACGGACACCGACCAGACGGTAAGCAGACCAAATAAAGACAAAAATATGCACGCAAAATGCACGTGCACTTCAAAAGAACCCCAGATTTCACAGTCTGGGGTTTTCTATTTGTAAATAATCGTAACAAAAATACACACCTAAAAAGCATAGACACCAGGCATACACTGGATATACTTACAGCAATACAACTGTGTATCCAGCCAGTAAATCGAGGTGTTGATCATGCGTGTAGAAATCAGCATTGCCAAAGAGAAAGCCGGGAAAATGCCAAAGGGTTCACTGGAGGCTTTGAAAGACGAGATGACCCGCCGTGTCAGTAAGCAATATGACGATGTTGAAGTGATCGTGAAAACGGCCAGTAATGATGGGCTGAGCGTTTTGTGGGCGACTGATAAGGAAATTGCTAAGGAGTTTGTAGAGACTACTCTGAAAGACGCCTGGGAAACGGCTGATGACTGGTTTATAAACTGAGCAGCCAATACAATCATTCACGGTGTCCATTCCGGGCATCTGTCCGCCGGGTAGCTCTTGCATACGGCTACCGGGCGGGCTTCCTTATCCCGCTGGGAAGTACTTATAAATAGTCTTCACCCCAACCCCGATGACATCTGCTACCTGCTTCCGGGTTGCCCCCATATCCATCATTCTGCGGCACCGCTCCACAACCTCTGTGGTCATTACCCGGCGGCGGCCGCCTACTCTCCCCTGCTCCCTCGCTGCGGCTAAACCGGCTCGGGTACGCTCCACTATTAACTCGCGCTCCATCTCCGCCAGGGCGCTCATAACGTGGAAGAAAAAGCGGCCGGCTGGCGTCGAAGTGTCAATCGAGTCGGTCAGGCTGCGGAAATTCACCCCGCGCGCCTGCAGCTCCGACACGAGTGTAATCAGATCGCGTACGCTTCTCCCGAGCCTGTCCAGTTTCCAGACCACCAGCACATCGCCAGGGCGCAGCCGCCGTAAGGCGCGCTTTAACCCTGGCCGCCGGGCATTCTTCCCGCTGGCCATATCCTCGAAAACCAGCTCACATTCTGCGCGGATCAGCGCGTTTTTCTGTAAATCGAGGTTTTGATCGCCGGTAGACACCCGAGCGTAGCCAATCAGCATGTTGTAACCCTTTGAAAAAGCTGATTGTAAATTGCCGAGGTTATTCGCGTAAACCTGGGTTCAGGCGAAGCGGGATTGGGTCTCGGGGTCGTCAATACAGTTTATGGCGAAATGGCAGACAGAATACTGAAGCGCATCTACGGCTTTAATGTTTGCGCCCATGGCGCCAGAAGTATTGGCGAAGACGGATACGAAGATTTTGACAGCCGGGTAGCTATTCAGAGCGCTATCGATGCTGCTCACGCGGCGTGGCTGGCAACAGGTAGCGTTCAGAACGTATTTTTCCCCTCAGGCAGTAAGTTTCTGGTGTCTTCAGTACCGGCGGTAATGGAGTCAGGGGTTACCAGTGGTCTGTGGTGTCTGCGCATGCGCTCCGGGGTTCGTCTGGCAGGTGGTGGGACGATAAAACCGGTAGACAATGCTTTCGCTGCGGACACGACCCTGTTCAGGGTTATTGGCAGCGATAGCGGAGGTTCAACGCGTCCTACCGACGTGCATTTTGAGGGAATTACCATTGACGGCAACCTTGCAAACCAGGTTGCCAACTCAAACGCGCACGGTATCTGGGTGTACACACTCGGTAACTCGTCTATTACCAAATGTAAGTTCCATGATATCGCGGGTTGTGGGGGTAGTCTGCGTGGTATGATAGAAACCCCGGCGAAAAATATTGAGGTGACAGGAAACCTGGCCACCAACTGTGGCAACATAGGATTACAGGTTTCCTGGTTCGATGGGTTGATAGTGACCGGGAACATTGTCAGGGACTGTACAGATAACGGTATTGATATTTATGGCAACTCTGGTGAGTCGGGTGAGCCTGCTGGTATTAATTTTACAGTTAGTGGTAACTTTGTATATGACTGTTTAACGGGAGTATTTCTTGAAACGGTTGCTAATGGTTCAGTAACAGGAAACACCCTGCAAGGAAACGCCCAGAATATTCACGTAAACAGAATAAACAGCCAACCGAGAAATATAAGCATTGGCGGAAATACTATTGATGGGGGTCTTTATGGTATTCGTGTTCAGGGTGACATGCGTGGCATTAGTATAATCGCCAACACCATTCGTGGATACTCCATTGCAGCATTTAGGTTTGGTAATGCCACAACTGTAAATTCGTCAACATCATATATTAATGCTCGCAACAACACCATTACTCCGACAGTAGCCAACTCTTATGTTGTCTGGATCGGCGGTGGCACGGCATCACGTATAACCGTAAAAAATAATACTGTAGAAAACACCATTGGATTAACTGCTGAATATCTTTATCACAATCAGGCAACCACGAATGTGCAGGTTACAGTAGGCGCCTGGAAATTTTGGGGTGGCTCCCTATCTGATACCGGTGTTGAATCCTATAGTGAGGGGACGTTTTCACCCACAGTAGCTGGTGGAACCACGGGTGGAACAGGTACGTATACCAACCAGTATGGTAAATACACAAAGATTGGTAACATTGTGCATTTCACTTTGTCAGTCGCGTGGTCTGCTCATACCGGGGCTGGGGCTATTCTGATTAACGGATTGCCGTTCGCAGCATCGGCAGATAACAATCAGACAATAAATGCGGCAATAAGCTCCGTATCTGCGGGCACGGCCTCGGCGCGACTTTTCATGAGAAACATCAACGGCTCTACCGTCGCGCAAATGATATTTTTTGATGGTGCTGCCGCTACGTCCTACCCGCAGGTAAATAGCACCGGTGGGTCCGTACAGGTCAGCGGTTTTTATTTTGCATCGTGAGGATACGCATATGATGAACTGGGATGAGGCCAGAACTGAACTGGACGACGGGAAAAAGGCCCGATTCGACGGGATGGCTATTAATGAATATATCGTGAAGATGACATACACAGATTCAGGGGAGAAATCCTCTGATTATGTTGTTATTGGAACGGATGATGCCCCGCGATTCTGGAGGGATACAGATCGGGAGGAGGGAATGCTATCTGAGGAATGGAGTGTTGTGAGTTAAGCACAATAAGCAAATGAGTCCCGCCAGCAATGGCGGGATATTTTCATTGTGTATCAGGATTGATAAATCGCCAGATAAACACCAGCTCGGACACGTCGATTAACTTCATCAAATCATCATCAATTATTTTTTCAACCTGATAGTCGCTTCCAATAGTCAGTATATCTTTCATATCGGTATTGTTGTAGCAGGTCACCACACTGCCTTCTGATAGCCACATTTTCCCACCTTAATAAGTGAACATTTTCAGCGATTCAATAATAAAGCTCGTACCTGTAGCCAGGTTTGCCACGTTAAAATCGAGCCTGATAAAAGCAGCCTGCCTGGGGATATCAAAGAGCGTTACTGACCCGCCCGCCACACTGGCAGTGCTGGCTGGCCATGACGCCGTCCCTGACGCCGACAGGTCGGATATTTGTCTTTTACTCAATGTAAGCAGCGACTTGTTCAGGGATATTGCACCCAGCGATGATGTATTTGATGCAACTAATTTGAAGCCAACCTTTGTGTTTCCCATAACGGGTATGTCGATATAAAGATGCGAAGTGGTGCCGCCAGTAACAGCTGTCACTGTCAGTTTGCCATCAGTCACTGATGCCGTGTGGTTCGCGGTTGCTGATAATGAGAAATCAACAACAGCATTATTGCTGGTCAGCAAGTTTTCATCGGATGAATGATAGGCAACACCTTTGGCGGCGTCGTTGGGGAACGTCAGATTGCTTTTCACGACCTCAAGATTGGATATCAGGCCTTTACTGACGTTCACACCGTCTGTAATAAAAACAGTGTCTTTCAGTGTAACCTGCCGTTTCTGATATTGCTGAAACATATAGTATTGAGTATCAGTATTACCCCGCACAAAAATTGCCCCGGAGACAGTTACAGATGCATTCGAACCGGTGATTTCAACAATGGGTTTGTCTCTTGCAGTCCATTCATTGTGTCCGTTAACTTCCATATGTCCGGAGGTGATTTGTGCCAGACCATCACAATAATCAACCGAACCGCCAGTCCAGTAAATTTTTCCGTTAGGGTTATTCATTTTGAATGCATAACCACCGTTACCCCATAGACAGCCGACAAATGTGTGCCTCTCGTAGGTGTCGCCCGCAGTGATGATATTCATCAGGTTAGTATTCCCGCTGAACAGGCATCCGATGAAATTCCATCCCCAGCCCCCGGCGCCGTGAGTGAACACTGTTCTGAAACCACGGGCGGCTATGTTGCTTACATTATGGAGACACGCCCCGTTATCATTACTGGCTGTGCTGTCGCGCACTGCGTGAAAAAGGTCAAGTTTCTTTTCACCAGTCGTCAGAAACAGAACGCCCTCAAATAAACACCCCGCCTTATTGGCTCCAACAGCCGCATTAGGTCCGTTGCCTGTAATGATGAAGACTTTGTTGTCAGTGTATGTTCCATCAGGGTCAATATAAATCCCGCAACCCGATATAGCGTTAAGCCTGACGCGGGAAGCATCAATCGTTATGGTTCTGGTTATCCGATATGGCTTGTTGAGTTGCACGACCGCCGGAGTATAAATGCCGCCTGACATAAGACTGGTCGATGCCGCTTTGTTTATCGCATCCTCCAGGCCGTCAGAATCATCATGAACAGTATCCCCCGTCGCACCGCTCTGCTCAGGGGTAATAAAGAATACGGTTGCCAGGTACTGATCTAAATATTTAGCGACAGTTTCCCCGGTGTGATGCATGACAAGAGTGCTGCCTAAACCCGTTTCGCTTGAACCCAGGTTTGAGCGAAGAGCTGCATCTCCAATATTCGACCATTTTCCCGTCGGGTTTTCCGCCGACCACACCCCGCCATCGTTCTCCGGAGAATCCCCCGCAATGACATGTTCCAGCTCTCCAAGATATTTGTACCAGGCGCCATTGTAGTAAACGATTTGCTGGCGATTATCGACTGTGAGGCCGGTTACCCAGTCACCCAGCTCCTGCCAGCCAATAGACGCTACCGCCTGCTCTCCACGCCCCGTGATATATGCGATGAAGCGACTGAAGATCATCTCCATGCCGTGCCAGGTTTTGCGAAGCACACCTAACCGGTCCTCTAACTCCTCTTTTGTCCTGTCGTTAACGAATTTATCCACGTTTTCAGCGTTATCGTACAGGTCCTTTACGGCGGCGGAACCTAAAGGATTTTTCGTTTTATATGTGCTCATAGTCGCCCTATAACAAAAAACCCGCCGAAGCGGGTTGTTGAGAGTTATTTCTGTTTTATGCAATGTCGCCGGGATAACTGGCGTTGTCGTAGTCATAGAAGGACGCGCGGTACTCTTTGGCGGTAACCTGACACGTCCCGTCTGATTGAGGGGCAATCTCCTCAACAATGGCGTCATAGACATGACGCGTTGAGCCGCAGAACACCAGGCGGACTGGCTCAATGGCTGGTGAAGTCTGGTCAATCTTCAATGGGTCATCAAAATCACTCAGATGGGGAACGGACAACTGATAATCCCCCACTCTGCTCGCCACCATCAGACCGGATGCAGAACCATCCTGATAGCGGATCAGCGCACGGGGGTTTTCGAAAGACCAGTCCAGCGGCTCCGTAACGGTGAAGGTTGTCACGCCACCAGCCGTTGTCATCGCCTCCACCAGACAGGAAATCGTGTTGTTACCCGGAATATCATCCGTGAGCACGATGCGATCGCCTGTGTTGTAGCAGAGCGCATCCAGCTCGGTGGTGGTCTGGTATGTAACCCGCTGCTGAAGATACTTCGTCAGGCGACGCATGCCGATCTGGTAGGCGTGATCCTGATTGAGCACCCCATCGAGTTTGTAGTTCTCGATTTTCACCGGCGTGGGATTATCGGGTGTCCGACATTTAACAGTCTCCTCCGCCCAGGTAACGCCGTTGATGTACGTCACGTCGACACCATCAAAATCATCGTCGGACGGCACGGTAAATCCACTCTGCAGCTCCTCCACCATCTCATGCGGCGTTATGATCCCCGTCCAGGGCTTAATGCCCTCGCGGTTGACCGTCGCCAGGCCATCGCTTAACAGGAAGCGGGATTTCCCGGCATTGGCTATCATCTGCAGCATTTCCAGCGCCGAGATACTGTCGCCGGTGGCGAAATCGAAATTTTCGCCCCGTGGCGTCCAGTACGCGGACTCCAGCGCGTTGATGGTATCGACGTCCATCTCCAGCCCCAGCGAGCTCCCGACATGCAGCAGCGCCCCCGAAATGGTTCTGGCCGTTCCTGAGTCATAGGAACGCGTTGCCACAACGTTTACGCGGCGGTCCGACTGCGCCGCCAGCTTCCCGCCCGTCTCAACGGTCACCGCCATCAGCGACACATCGGGATAGGATGAAGGACGAGTTAGCAGCCGCCCACGCAGTGCCTGCCAGTACATCGAATCCCTGGCGTTGTTTGAGCCCTGCTCATTGCGCCGACGACAGCGAACTTCCACCAGACCCGGAGAGCTGAGAGTAATACGCTCAGTGAATCCCAGCCCATTGACGTTTTTCAGCGCGTACTCGCCCTGGTGACTCACCCACCCCGATCCGGAGCCGTAGACGCGATACTGAATCTCCCACTCAACGTGGCGAATCCGTTTTTTGCCCTTACTGTCAAAGCCGCAAATACCGTTCGGGAAAGAGAAATTCACCTCGAACATATCCACGGTCTCATTTTCAGGGCAAACCAGGAACGGCCCCAGCCAGCTCAGCGTGTCGTTAAGACCAGTGGCCTCATAGTCGATCATCGTCCGGGCGGTGAATCCCGGCCATAACTCATCAACGGCACCGTTAACCAGGCGCGCCACTGTCGCCGTTGTTCCGTCGGACGAGACGATCTGGTATTCGTTGCCGCGGTGAGCAAGTGAGAGCCGTTGCACACCTTCAGGCATGCCCGAGAATGCGGTTCCCGTAGCGCTGGTATAGGCGAGCGTCACGTTTGCCGTTACCGCCGGGCTGCCGCCGGTTGATGCCGTGCCGGAGGTGTAAACCGGGGCATCACCGAAAACGGCTGCAGGCAGCGAGGAGGATGTGATTGCCCCACCCACGAAAGGACTGGCAGCCTCAGTTATCAGTACGGTACCGCCGTTGTCCCTCGCGACCAGGCCGGAGCCAGTGAGCCCCTCGGTGATAGCTGCCAGCAGTCCCGACATCGAGATGTAGTTCGCTACCAGCGACACCGTATAGGTGGTGCCCTGCCATGTGGTCATGAACGTACTGGAGCTGGTCGAAAAGTCGTAGGTGACAGGAGCCGCACTGGCCTGAATTTTTGCCGCGCTGCCACCCTCGCCGGGCACCGCGTCCTGACCCGGGGTATAGGACGCAATGACGAGGTCATAATCGACACTGTTGAAACTCAGCGTCACCGGCATACCCGCTACGGGAGCAAGTTCGGTAAGCAACGAGCTGGCAAAAACACTGTAACCAGAAGAGGTGGAGATCAGATAATTTGTCGGCGCCTTAATTTCAACTATGGCCCCCGTTACCCAGCTGTCCGGAAGAGAATTATCGTCCTCGTCGTCATCGTCACCATCATCCGTATCAAGGCCTGTAAACGTTACGGATGCACCAGAAACCGTCATGCTGTCAGCGATAATATCGTCGGAATCAGGCGAGGTCTGGGCCATGTCCAGCCCTGTTCCGCTTGATGTTCCACCGACCTCTGTCGAGTTGAACCAGTTCTCGCTGCGCTCATCGCCGGAAACATCCGCGCCGGGCGGAAAATAGGTGATGCTGAATCCCGGCAGCGTTGAAGCTGGCGTACTGCCAACCCGGATATCGCCATTGGTATAAATCAGTTCACCGACACCGAGACACAGCAGCATCTGGACGCGCATTTTCGTAGGATCAGCAGTGTCGAACCGGGTCACAGGCTGGACCACATAATCCGGGTAGATACGCACCCGGCCAAACACCTCACGAATGGCATCACCGAGTTTTGCGGTGTTGGCCCGCGCCGGGTTCAGATCGAGACTGCGCCCTGTGGATGAGGTATAGCCTCCCGTATCGATATTGCTCATCATGAACAGTGAATAGGCTGCTGCGGCAACGGAGATACCGACGCCGATCCACGCAATAGTGGCTGCCTCCAGACCGAAGGGGACCGGATAAAGCCGGACATCACTTTCAGGGTGGATCACGCAGGTGGCCCACTCGCCTGGCGGAATTGACTGCCCCTCAACCTCAACGGTCAGCGGTGGGACGTCCCGGTCGGTATAGTTTTCGACATTGGCAACCAGCCAGTTACGAAGGCTGGTTACGCCATGCTCATGCGTTTCGAGAGGTTCACCGGGAAGCCGGGACGGGTAAAAACGAATGGTCATTGCCAGAACTCCACTTTGACAAATCGCCGCTTAAACCGCGCTAACGGCAGAAACGTTACGTTAGAACCTGGATTGCATTCCGCCACATGCAGCAGGCCATCAATACTGACGACAATCCCCACATGGGTGACGGCTGAGCCGGAATAGCAAGCCACGCCAGCCCCTTCGCAGGGGTCGCAGCGCTCCAGGGTAAGCATCATTTGACGCGCCTCCCGGTCGAGGCCGCCGTCGTCTTTCGTGACCCCGGCAAAATCAGGCCAGAGAGGCAAGCCCAAATCCCGGCGTATCTCGTTCACAATGCCGAAGCAGTCGAGCTGCGGATATACGCGACCGCCCTTCAGCCAGGTGACTGAACGGTATTTATCAGGGATGAACATAGTTAATCTCCAGTCAGAATCACTGGTTAAAAATCAGGATGTTTAAATGGTCAGAGCTTGGTTATGTTGGATACTCTGTCGCTATGTGCGGACATAGCGAGCAAAGAGGGCTGATTAAAAGGACTGAAAATGAAATACAAACATCTATCCGTCTACCTGTATCAGGGCGACACAGTAGAAATTTCCTTCAGGTTTAAAACAAATATCTATTTGATGAATAGCCGCGAATTTATGGCACTTCAGGCTGGCATGCACCCTGCGGGCAAAAATGGTCAATTCACTCATTCCCCGGCACGGCTGATTGCGCCAGCCAGCGGCAACTGGCACATAGTGATGTTCGGAGGTGACGATCCTGCCGATGCAAGGCAAATGGTAAAAGTCATTCCGAAGCGTAAGTGATATTTTCTGCCGGAATTTCTTCGAAAAATGCCCCATCGTTATTCCGGTAGAATTTCCTGCTTGCTATGGCTGCTCGTTCAGCCCAGTTCAGAGCGGAAATGATTTTTTCTATTGTGCCATCTTCGAAAAACTCACGACAACTTACTGTCGTTCCGGCGCTGTTTTCATCGGGAACTGCCCAGACAACCTTGCCATCTAATTCGATAAGGATCCGCATGCCGGAATGAGGTTGTGCTGTCTCGCTATTGCGCCTAATTATCTTGATTTGTGGATCGCAGTCTCCGTTAATGCCATCCTGAAGGCTGCGTGAAAGATTTAAAATTGGGTTTCCTGTACTGTATTTTTTCATTTCGACTCCTTAGCTGATGTAACGCAGTCCGGGGAAGACAGGGAGCGTGTAGCGGTAACGCGGCCAGGCCATATCGAGGACATTCATATAGCCCGCAGTGATCTGAACCTCTGTTGCCGTCCAGTAACCCGACTTGATTTTCAGCGTATACGGTACCGCCGCAGGCGCGGCTAAATCCGTGGAGATAAAACTGCGGTATGTCAGCGATGCAGATAACCTGTTAGCCAGGGCATTGCGGATCGTCGTGGACACAACACCATCGACATTACACAGGGCGAATTTCAAATCTTGCGTACCGTCCGCGTTGCGCGCCGGCAGCGCAATGTCAATCGCGCAGGCGGTAAACGTTACGGTATCGCCGCTCTCCGTCGTCGCCGTAATATCCTCGTACCCCTGGCACAGGTAGTGAACATCTGAGCCAACGGTGATCTGCAGCGTTTCAATGATCACCTCCGGCCCGCTGCTGGCATAGAGCCTGTTAAGTCTTGTCATGCTTCAGGCCACTCCCTGTTAACTGCAAGATCAAGAATATCGCTGTTCACAATGAAGTCAGGGAACTCGGCCCAGCCAGGCGGAAGGATTGGACGCTCCCATAATTCCAGCGTTGCACTATATCGCCAGTATTTACCGCCCTCTGGTGTCGGTCCCTCGTATATATCGACAAACCTACAGACATAATCTTGCGCACCTAAAGGGGTAAGGAGCGGCATGTTGAACCAGTCAGCCCCATCGGTAATGATGTCGCGGTACCAGGCTTCGAAAAGCTGTGCCTGACCATCAGTAAAGATCCATGAAACTGGCGTTTGAGTAGGAACCGAAGTATAAGCTCGCCTTTGTCGCCGCCTGCCGGTAACCATCGCTGTACTTTTTAGCGGAGAAGTCGCTTTAAGACCAAAGCTCTCCTTCAATGGGCAAGGGAGATAATCCTTCGGGTAATTGAGATTAGTTGAAATTGCCATCAGCTAATTTTCCTCCCCGAGGTAGTTTTCCCCATCAGAGCCTTATGTAAATCACCCTGACCGCTTGCGACTGAGTTAACCGCCTTCCGGTATCCCCTTTCTGCCCCCTCATCTGCAGCTTTACGGACCAGCGCCAACGTTGCATCGGAAGGGTTACCATTGATGGGGATAGTGATCGTGGGAGAATAAATAGTTCCACCACCGGTTGACTGTGTAGCGACTCTATCCAGCGTGGCATCCAGTTTTGCGCTGGTCGCTGCAGTGGTCACCCGCTCTCCTTTTTGAAGCAACCAGGTACCTGTTTCAGGAACTGCATCTATCCCATCGTGAGCCATACCCACGGCGGCAATGTTCGACACAATACCTGCTGTAGAAGCGGCCACGCTCGCCATCGCCCCAAGGTTGTACGGAAATGGATTGGCAGCAGCCATCGCTATACCTTGTTGAATAGCAATAATTGACTGGGCTATAGCTGCTGCTTTCTGTACGGCGAAGGCAGCTTTATATATGTCTGATTGTTCGCCAAATGCAGTACGAGTCATTTCAACCATTGACCCCAAGCCATCGACAACACTGCTTAACATCAGTTGATTACGGGCTTCATCGAGCCTGTTCATTTCATCCTGGTGTTTTCTCTTTAACTCAAGTTCTCTGGCATCCCATTCCTCGTTTAGATCAGATCGTGCTTGTCGGTTTTGCTCCAGCAAATCAAGTTGGTTCTGATACCATTTTTCCTGTTCTTTCTGCGCATCGTCAACTTTCCTTAATTCGCCAAGTTGACCACTAAACATAGAATCTATGCCTGTAAATTTCGGCATGTCGGCAAAAGAATCTTTAGTGATAGCTTTGGCGGCTTTTTTTACTTCATCCTGGCTGACTCCGGGTATCCCCTGAATATCTTGCAGGACTTTCAAACGCTCTTTCGTAGTTTTAAGGAGTTTTTCCTCTGGAGATAATAACTCTTCCTGTAAATCACGGAATTTTGATAAAGAATTATATTTATCAATTTCAGTAGCTAAACCTTCAAGCCTGATTTGCTGCTCTTTATTTATTCCAACCAAACGGCCTGATGATAAATCAAAGCGTAGCTTTTCAACTTCCGTAGCGTCTTTTGTTTTACCAGTAAGCTGATCTACCAGTGCAATTTGTCTTAAATACGACTGCTCTATTGATTTATAGGCACTTTCAATCCTCTTAGCCGCATTATCAGGCTTTTTAGGTTGTTTCTGGTTACTCTGACCGGGAAGCAGGTTGTTATTTATTAGCAAATCAGAATTTGAAGTTGGTTTAGTAATTACCCCCATATCTGATTGAATAGTGCCAGCTATCGCTGCTAGCCTTTTGTTTTTTTCAAACTCGTACCAGCCGCCAGCTTTAAACCTGTCTGGCACTTCTAGTAAGTTACTGATGAAGTTAGCCGATTCAGAACTTAATTTACCCATCCAGCCAACCAGTTCAGCAACCCCACCAACAAGTTTTGCTAGACCTGAAAGCACCGCAGGATCGGTAAAAACTTCCCTGATGTCATCAAGCCCATGCTGAATTGGTGAGAGGTCAACTTTTGCTAGCCCACTGGCAATTTCTATCTTTAACCCCTGCGCACTGCTCTCTATATCTTGAAAAAACTGATTAACTTTAACCAAGTTATCAATATCTTCCTGCGGCGGAGCTACGCCAAAATCCTTTGATAACTGGATGAATTGCTTTAGCTTTTCGTTGTTGTTGTCGAACAACGGCAGCATTTTTGACAAATCGTTACCCAAACTTTCAAGGATATTAGTTTTCCCTGCCTGAGAAGGAATTTTCTGTAACGCTTCGCTGATAGCTATCAGTTGCTTATCAGGAGCCTGCTGGGCTAGTTTTTCTGCGGAAAGCCCGAGTGTATCCAACGCTTGAGCGGCTTCGCCTGACTTATTCAGTACAGCATCACCAACTTTGTCATTAATATCCTTAAATATGTCTGCAATGTTATCCCCCGTTAAACCTGCTTTTTCGGCAGCAAACTGCCATGAAAGCAAATCCTGAGTAGACATTTTTAGGGATTTAGCCCAACGATCAGTTGCAGTGATATGATCTGAAGTATTTTTTACCAGAGTAATACCAGCAGTACCTATGCCGATAGCAACCGCCGCTGCGCCAGTACCAATTGCGGCCAGAGCGGACCCTACCTCAGCAGCATCTTTCTTAACTTTATCGCGCCATTTTTGTGATGATCTTTCAGCCTTATCCATCCCCTGAACAAAACCGCCCACTTTTGCTATAAGGTCAATTGTTAATGTGCCAAGGGATTTTCCAGACATAAAGTTACCTCCAAAAAAAAAGCCCCATAAAGGGGCCTAGTTACAAAATAACACTATCCCTCAGACATACACTTATTTATTTCAGAGGAAATATTATCTAATGCATTAATCGCCTGATAGCCACCAGCAGCCTTCCAGACACCTATAGGTGCAAACCCAGAATTTGATGCTGCGCCAGTATCTTTTTGCGCTTGCTGTATGTTCGAGAATGTATATTTAATGCCTGTTGCTGATGGTGTAATATCCATCGTAAATTTAACCACTTTTTCCACCATGACAATCCCCGCATCATATTGATAAGATGTAGTTCCATTAGCAACAACTATATCTGATGATGAGGCAGCTGTATTTATAACTTCCCCGCCTTGGATGGTGGTGCTTTTTTCAATGTTATAATAATTCCCTGTATAAGCACCAACAAAGCTTGAAGATGAATCATTTAACTGAACGCCATTATTAGTAACATTCCTTGCAATACATAATTTAACCCGCTCCTTATTAATCTTTCCTGCACTTTCCTTAACATATTTTTTTATGGTCTCATAAGTACCATTGTTTTCATATGTTATTCCTGAGAATGAATTAAGGCGTGTATCCTTTGAATTATCCATCGCAGCACACCCACTTAAAAGAATCGCTGCGCTCAATACTGATACTGTTTTCATATCCTTATCCCTCTATTGAATTCATCATAATCCTACCAAGGGTAATGAGGACAACAAAGGTTGAAAAGAATAATTTTTACTAACTCCAATTTTTCATAGCTTCTTCAAGACTTATAGGGATTGCATGCAAGTGGGGGGCAAAGTCACTAATCTTGAAAAGTGGAGTGCCTGGAGCCTTATTGATGTTCGCAAGGACAGAAGCCACCAGCGAAGCCCCCCACTCGGTACGCATCATGATATTGAGCTGTCCGTACTTCTCACGGTACTTGAGCCAAACCAGAAATTCCCTACGGCTCATCCGTTCCTGAGCCTCTGCGATGGTGCGGCCTCCGATGCCGTTCATGACTAACTCACACCAGAACTCATCCTCACCGGTTAGCTCGTAGTCTTTCCCAGCTCGTTAACCTCCTGAATCGCAACCAGCAAAGCGATAACTATCGGGCCATCGAGCGCGCCACGGTCTTCAGAGGCCGTTCCAAGAATATCGGCTTCAGTAAAAATAGGATTTCCCTCCGCATCACAGATATGGGCAGCAATACGTCCGGCAACTGGGTCGACTTTCCCTTTTGATGCCAGCAAGTCGACTTTCGTGGAGTGGTAACCCACAGGACGGATATAGGCGGTCACCTTGTGCTCTTTCCCGTCTCGGCCTTTCCACTTAATTTCTTTTTCTACGGGACGCCCGGTAAACGCACCGGTTTCTTTTAACGTATCGAGAGTAAGTTGCATTTTAGCTCCTGAAATGAAAAGCCCGGATAACCGGGCATATTAATTACGCTGCGGCCTTCGGCACCCATACGGAAGAGCCAGACCGCTGGATCGTGGCGGAGGTCGTCACAACAGCGTTACCCTGAAAATCAAACGGGAAGTCAGAAACGTAACCCTGGAAAATGAACCAGGTGCGATCCGATGGCAGTACCAGGCCATCAACAGCATCCTCAGCGCCAGAAGCGGCGGCTGTCGGGACACTGGTTCCATCTGACCAGCCAACCGCAAAAGTTAACGGCGTCTGGTCATTCGCTTCAGCGAGGCCATGCAACATAATGTGGCTGGCGTTCGTCGGATCAGCGTTAAGCCCGACGGTTGCGGCCGCAGGCGTTTTAAGCCCCTTTTTGTAGGTTCTGGAATCCCGCTCACTCAGACAGGTATCTTCAATCTGATCGGCAGGGTTGCCGCCGGGGTTGAAACTGGTGATGCATTCAACCTCGCTGACCACGCCAGACTTGAGCACAAAAAATTGCGTGCCTTGCGTTAATACAGACATGTTTTGTCTCCATAAAAGAAAAACCCGCACAAGGCGGGTCAGTTTGGGGTTGTTGGTTATCTGGGCGTTATCCAGTCAACATCGAAGGAATAGCGGTATCGCATTGTTTCAGGATCACGGCTTTGTTCACCCCATCGGGTGATATAGGCCTTGCCCTCAATCGCGTCGCGTAAAGCACGGGCAACGGCGATCACGTCGGTGTCAGTATCACCATAGACATCAACCTGCAGAGAATAGTGATCCGCATCTGGCCGCTGGTTCAGATAATTTTCAGGGTTGCCACCTATGTTTTGCCAGACTGCATAGGGGTAAACGATATTATCGTCCTGCATACCGAACGGATAAAGCCGCACGGGATTAGAGCCTAGCAAATCCCTGACTGCCTGGCTGGCTGCGCAAACTGCAAATATTGGAGCAATCATACCGGAGTTCCTTTTTTAGCCGCCCGTCGTACAGCGCGATCAATGGACTTTTCCAGCTCCAAAGCAAAAACGTTAATCACATCGGCATCGACCCCATTCAGTGCAGGCCTAATTATTGGCCTCGCTGCAGCATGTTCTGTGCCGAACTCCAGGAATCGCCAGTACCAGGTATCCCCGCCGGGATTACCTTTATCTCCGGCAGTGTTAAAACTTTTACCCGCCCTGCCTTTTCGGACGTTGGCCTTTGTATTGGCGTATTGCCTGGCGCCGCCCATCACCCCGACACGAAACGTTGGATCGCCGGTTCTGCGAAATGCCTTGCTACTGAAACTGACCACAATGTTTTTGTAGATAGCCTCTTTGGTGAGAGGATCATCAACCCGCGCGGCATTATTGCGCGCTCTGTCCCTGATGACGTTTGCCGCTTTACGCAGCGCTGCACGACCGGATTTATCGCGAGTGACTTGTGAGACGGCATCCAGTTTCCCCAGGACGGAATCGAGGCCGGTCAGGTTTACTTCCACGCCATCAGCCATCGTTAGCCCCCTCTGAACAAGGCAGTGTCAGGTATTCCCTGCCGCTCCGTGGATCAGGTAAAACGCCCTCAATGTTGTAGATGCGGCCACGAAACAGGATCCGATGTTTGCGGGTAACACCCTCACGGTAACGAATCGTTATCCGGGTGGTAACTTCGCCCTGAGAGGCCTGGGCCGCGATAAACTCACGTGCGGATAAAGCAGCGACTTCGGCCCAAAGGGTTGCGACATCGCGCCAGGTATTAATCACGGCTCCCGTTGTCGGGTTCTGTTCTTTTACCGGCTCCTGCAGGGTGATCCTGTGACGCAATTTTCCGGCCTGCATATCACCCCCTTGGTTTCCCACTCAGATAGGTTTGCTGCTCTGGCGCCTCTTCGAGATCGCCGGCAAGCGACTGAATAATCACATCGGACAGGGCGACGTTAGACTCAGCCAGGCGGTTTATCGCTTCCGTCTGCTCTCGCTGTGCTGCTGTTTGTTCTCTCAGCGCTGCTATCAGCGCGTTTACCAGTTGCTCGTTCATAGGCTATTTTCGTCCACTTTTTTAACCATTCACGCCGACGGAGACACCCTTCACAGGCCATAAATCACCTCAAAGTGGGATATATCGGTAGGGTTCAAGCAACGAAGTGAAGCCGAAGGGGATGCTCATTTTATTTACATCGGAAGCTTCTTCCCTGCTGTTGAACCAATGCCCAACAAGAAGCATCAGCGCCAGGAGGATATCGTCAGCAATTTTTAACCCGTCTGGATCGGTATCAGGCACAGAGTCTTCATGCAGTTTCCGATTAATGAAGTTCTCTGCGCGACGCCGAGCAGCTGTGAAATACAGCGTCAGCAGTTCATCTTCGGTTGCATCGTCAATATCGATCCGACACTGCGCCCGCAACATCTCAATCGTTGTGCTCATGTATTTTCCCTTGCCCGCAGCGAACTGCGGGCATAAAAAAACCGCCGGAGCGGTGGAGGTTGAAGCTGATTATTGCCTTAGCCGCCAGATGCCGGTTTACCCACCAGCGCCTTAATCGCGCCGGTATCTTCCAGTACGCAGTCGAAGCGGTGGAAGGCCAGGAAGCCTGTCTGATCGTACTCTGCGTAACGCTCAACCAGCCGTTTCAGCGTCATGTAAGTGACGCGACGAACGATAAAGCGGTTAAAATCGCCGAAGTAGGCAAATTTGGCACCAGCCGCGATATCAGGAATAGCCTGGTCAACGACATACGGCACCTGCAGAACTGTAGCGGGTGCGCCACCGATAATGTTCGGTAACCAGAGCGGGCGGCCCTGTCCGTCCTCCATTTCCTCCACCAGTTGCAACGTTGCATCGTTAAAGGCCCAGCGCACCTTTGGACCGTTACGGTATGCCGGGTCGACAGAGTGCTTCAGTGCGTTCAGCTCTTTCCAGGTAAAGGTGGTCGCTGCTGCGGTATTTTTGGTGCCAGTTACCGACGCAGCCAGCCCTTTAGGCTGCAGCGGGGTGCCGGTGCCGGTCCCTAATACCAGATACTTCGCTTCACCACGTCCGATGCGAGTGGCGATACGCGCGGCCAGGAACGCCTCGATATCTACGCCGCTGTCCTGGAGCAGTTCATTGGATACGCGAATGATTTTAGAGGACAGTTTTTTAGCCCCCAGCGTTGCACCGCCGAAAGACACGTCTTCTTCACTGGTTTCAGTGTTTTCGCCCAGCAGTTCACCTTCTTCAGTGGTACCGTCAGAGGTTGCCCAGTCAATGTCCTGGCCGTTGGCGGTATTCAGAATCTGCGCCACACTGGCAATTCCACCGTAATCTTTCAGTGCTTCGACGATCTTATTGCGGAACTGGGTTGGTACGGTGTACCCCCCTTTTTCATCCGGCGTCGTGCCCTGAGCACGCAGCTCCTTTAAAGCCTGGCGTTCTTCAGCGCTCATCTCGCCAAGACCACGGCGCAAAAACGCATTAAACGCCGCAGCACGACGTTCGTTAGCCTGTGCTTCCGGGTTTGCTGGATCACGATTCTGCTGCTGGCGCTGTTCCGGCTCGTTTTCGTGGATATAGTCCTGATCCTGGCGGCGCAGTTCCTCTTCGCGTGCAATACGCTCATCAAGGGCGTCAAGCTCCGATTTTGCAGCGTTCCACTGAGTACGCTGTTCATCGGTCCAGGGGGTATCACCAATTTTGTCATGCAGGGCACGCATATCTTTGGCGATGGTGTTACGTTTTTGCTTCATTTCATGCAGTTTCATGATTTTTCCTTACGCGTTAAGAAGGGTCAGCAGGCGCTCACGCGCCATTCGTTGATTAATGGCGTTCTTTAGCGCACCGCTGTCGCGCGCCTCCTGCCAGGCTTTCATCGATCGGACGCCGGAGTCAGCCTCCTGATATGCGGGATAAGTCACCGGACTGACATCAAACAGCCGGGAAAACTTCGATATTTCACGAATAACGATCCCTTCATCGTCCTGGTACCAATTTTCACCGTCATGGGATACCCGGAAGGCAAAAGATGACTGGTTAATGTCACCGCGCATCATCGGCGCCAGCACCAGATCGCGGATAGTTTGCGTATCCGGCGCTGTAATGTCGTAACGCAGGCCGCGCTCATCGACAGACAGGGATAGCGTCCCGGCAGCGCTCCGTCCGAGAATAAAGTTGGGGTCATGGTTAAACAGCCCGCGGACATCATCATTCAGCACATCGTCAAATGCTCCGGGCTTGATGATTTCACGGAATCCCCATAGGGGTTCAGAACGGCTGTTGAACACCGAGCCATAGCCCAGAATGCGGGTAGGTTCATCGGTGCGTTGCTCGGCTCTGACCTCCCCGCTGTAACAGCGCGTTTCACGGTCATTCATTGGGCTTGTCCTCGTCGGTTTTAGGTGCCTTAAAATCGTCTGCGGGGTTCGCGGCGTTAACGCTCACCAGCATTTCATCCAGGCCATCTACCGGATTCATGTCTTCGAAGGCTCGCGCTTCATTGCGGCTCATCCAGCCATCAGTGATCGCAAAGTGGTAGAACTGGGCACGTTCCTGCGGGGTCCCGCGTAGCAGGCCTGTCAGGTTAAACCTGACGTAATATCCGGCGGACAGTTCAGCACGGGTGAACAGGCGGCGATTGAGTTCCTGTTCCCAGTTCGTTACCCACGGCATGATCGTGTAGCGGACAAACTGAATGGCCTGCTGGGTAATATTTGAGAAAGTGGCTTTTTCGAGATCGTTAATCATGTGCGCCGGTACATTAAATATCCCGGCAATCATCGACCGGTTCAGCTTCGACATATCAATGATCTGGGCATCAACCGGGGAAACGGTGAGCGCTTTGTAATCCAGCTCTGCCGGGAGAAGCATTGTTTTATTCTCCTGGCTGCGCAAAGCAGCTGTAGCTTTTTGCCACATGCTTTTTAAACGCCCCCAGCTTTCTTCATTCAGCTGGTTTTTCACCGAAATAATGCCAGCGGGTCGCGCATTACCGTTGAAGAATGAACTGGTATAAGCCTGCCCGCTCATCCCCATGCCTATCGTCTCGGCATGCTGCATGATTGGGCTAAGCCCCATTTTCTGGTTGTTACCCAGCGCCCGGATATGCACCATATCGTCGGGATTGACGGCAAACGCCCCCTCTTCGTTGTAAACGCCATAGGTATACCGACCACCAGTGTTAAGCAGTGTCGTTTCCCAGGGCATGCAACATTCCAGCCCGGAAACTTCACCACGACGGGAACGCTTCACCCAGGTGTAACCATTCCCCCAGCCCAAAATATGACGCTGTTTTAACTCACGCCACTTATAGCTGGTCTGCCACATATTCGGCTCATCGTGAACCAGGTAAAACACAGGGTGATCGCGGGCAGCTTCAACCTTGTTATTGGTTTTCCGCATAACATGCAGTGGCATCTGAGCGATATTCGAAGAGATAACGTAAATACAGGCATACACCGCAGCCAGCTTCATCGCCGTTTGCGGGCTGACAAATACGTCTCGGGCAAACACGTTATCGGTTTCAGCCGATTCACTCGTGATCGGAGTGGCCGGGTTTTCCAGTGGTTCACTGCGAAAAAGAGCATCAAGCAGCATTATTCCCCCTCATTGCCGCTAACAGCGCATAAATGAGTAGCAGGGTTCCCGACATCATCAGAGACATCGCCAGCCCGAACTGGAGATACACGCCTGCAGCAAGCGAACCGAACCCGGTAAGCCCGATAACATCAGTGATTAGAGTTTTCATAGAAGTAAAAGGTCTTCGTCAGGATCGATAGTGGACAGGAAGTCAACTTCACCACCACCGTTAACAAGCAAGCGACTCATCGCAATAAACATCGCGACAGGACCGTCAATTTTGTTTTCAGGCGTGGCCTTGTTGGGGAAAATATTCTCGTTTTTGTCTGGTTTGAC